CGCCCTTCTTGTAACCGCCAACGTGCTTGTCACCATCTTCGCGGTAACTGTTAGCCTTGCGCTCGTCACGATTCATCAACACGTCAACCCACGGCATTGCCTTGCCGCCGCTCTTGCGTGGCTTGCGGCCAGCGTGCTTGTGCGACTCATGGCCCTCTGCCTTCAACACCTTGCCACCGCGCTTGTAAGTGCGCTTGACCAGCGGCTGCATGCCGGTCTTGGCTTCCGTATTCAACGGCTCTGGCGGTGTCCAAGTGGACGAGTCCACCTTCTGGTGCGGGTCGGTGGTCATCCGACTCGCTTTAGCTTTCATCGCCTTGCGGGCGGTCTTTGCCATCTCTGACATTGCAGTTCTCCTAGGATGTTACGGGCGTCCCCGTGCAAGCTGCTTGGCAACATTCACGGCATCCTGAGCAGCAACAGGGCCGAATCTTGAGGAAATTTTAAGAGCGCGAGATATGACGCTGCCACCGCTTGCGTATTCTTCAACATTTGATTCGGGCAATGCATCTCGACGCGGCAACATAGGCGTTTCTTTGGTAACATTTTGCGCTCGCTGATATGAACCAGTTGTTGGCTTCCCAAGACTTTTACCAGCTTCGCTTGCCCATGCAGGACGTTTGAATCCGCCTGCCAAATCAATAATTTTATCAATCGCATCGGAATGTGAAATTTCACCGGCAGCATATTGTTTCCAAACATTTTTTGCCGATTGCATTAATGCAGGGCTTTTGTTTGTGAACAATGTGCGAATAGCTTCCCATGTCACAGATTGCATTTCAGAAGGATGAACACCTCTAGCCCATGCGGCTTGCCTAACAGCCTCTGCATGCATTGGATAATCACCTGAAGCGCCAGTATTTCCTGTTTTTTTAGGAGGATCGTAACCTTTTATCCAAGGCTCACCCTTAGCCTCCATCTTGGCTTGGGCTTCAGAACTTGGTGATGTACCAAAATTTTGATGTACAACTTTAGACGAAGAGCCATGCGGTAAAAATTCACCCGCAGCAACGGCATGTGTGTCAACAACAACCGCATTTGGATCATGTGGGTTCGTAATTGCGTTATAAAATTCACGAACTTTGTGTTGATTGCCAACTTGTTGATTAATATTTTCCAACGATGGATCGCGAAAAATGCTAATTGCTTTTTGAATTGGGTTGTATCCATACCACATTGATGTGTCTGAACCAGATCCACTTTTGTTTTGTTTTGTTCCTAAAAATTCGCCAGTTGGACTTATTGATAAATATTCTCGTGGGTTATGCGCTTCGTCAAAAGCACGCACCCACATGGCGGCTTTTTTCTCGCCATCTGGCTCCGCAAGAACTTCGCGCAAAGTTTTGCCTTGCAAATCGCTCCAACTAACGCCTTGAACATTTTTGGTTGATTTAATTTCTGGTAAACCTTTGTCACGCACAATTTGCGTCATGCCATCTGTCCACAGCGTGTCTTGATGATGGCGCATAGTATCCATAACGCGCTCTGCAAGCGTGACGTTATTGTCCCAAGGATTTTGAGGAGATAAAACAGCCATCATGCCATGAGCGGCGCGAGGTTCAATTCCATGTTCTGCGGCATATGCATTGCCAACTTCATGCGCGGAACGATACCAATAACGGCTTGTTTGTCGCTGCTCAGGAGGAGTTCTATCCCAAAGAGCAAGCAAATTTTTTACATAAAAATCTGTAACCTTTTTCAACGCTTCAGAGGGCGTTGGATTCTGACCTTCCATCGCAGGCGACCACAATGCAGGATGTTGATTATACATCCGCATTGCGGTTTCTTCTAAATTTTGTTGAGAGTGCGATGATGGCGAAATATCATTGCGAGCTTCACCTGCTAAAGGTGGCCCTTTGTACTCTTTAGTAGTTGTCGGCATTAAAGCCGAAACCGTGTTAGGATGTGGTTGTCCTGGCGACAATGTGTCGCCAAAACTTATTTCGCCTTCGTGTCCGCCGCCTTGTCTTTGGGCTTCGGTAATGAGTTCGCCAAGGCGGTTTTGTGCTTTGGTTTTAAGAGAATTGTAGGTTTTTGATGCGGATGTGGATAGAGGGGATGACCCGCCTGAAATAGGCCTAGAACTGCCATAATTTTCTCCGTGTTCTGGAAATGATATATTTGTTGGATAGGACGAAACATTGTAACGACCACCAAGGGCTTTGTCAATTTTATACGAATTTTCTAACGCTTCTTCACCGCTATTTCCTGAAATAATATCCATCGTGCCCTTGCCGATGTCAGTCGAATGACCATCGGCAAAACCTTGTTTATGTAAAGTTTCATAAACCGCATGCGCTTCTGCAGGAGTTACATTTTCTGGTAAATGTATGCGCACCACACCGGCCGGAAAGCTGTTTTCAAATGGTTCCGCATGCGCGCCCATCATGGCGTCCTGACGGAAAAAATCACCCAGTGTATTTAAAGCAGGTGCAATGTGGTTTGGATCATATGGCTCAAATGTAAAATTGGGGTTTGTATGCCCCCCAAAACCACCCAAACCTTCACGCACTTCACCGGTAATACCAGTCAATCTTTGCAAATCACTAATGTGTTCGCCAATCATTTTATTTGAAATGGCTTGTTTAGCTTGAGGATGAAGAGTTTCCCATTCTTGCTGTTGAACCTCATCCCATGTTTTGCCAGGAGCAATTTCAAAATATGCTTTAGGAGGCTCTTGTTTTACAGGCTGTTGAGGTCCATAATTTTCATGCGGCCCATACAATTCATGCGGCCCATACACTTCCGGCTCTTTTGCAATATTTTTTGCAGCTTGTATTGCGCGTTCTGTTTCACCAGCTTTTGCAGGCAACCCAGCCATTGCCAGTTTTGCACCGGCAACAGCCTTCAACGCGCTTGCGATATTAACAGGGTCAGTCAAAAATTGGCTGCCTGCGCCGATCAATTGCGCCACTACCGATGGTTTTTCAGAAATTTCACCGGCATGCTTGGCACGCTCGACCATTTCTTCATAACCAAATGGCGTTTTGGCATCAAAATCAGGACGTTTGCCGCTTAAAACATCTTTTGCCATACCAACAAAATGCGCTGTTTCAGGAACAAACGAACCAAAACCGGCACCAACCATCATCGCGGCATCTTTGACGTCTTGCCCTGATGGCAGCATTTCGGAAAATGTCTGGCTGGGGCGCGCCTCATCATAAGCCATGCGGGTGCGCGCAGCAGCCGAATCCGTAATCTGCATGGGGTCTTGAATCTGATATAGCCGGTTGTATGATTCCATTGGCGAAACTTGCGTATCCCTTTGGGCTGCGCGGGCCGCCTCAATAGCAGAACGAACTGTTGGGAACGGATTATAAGAAAAATCACGAGGTGCAAAAGTTGAACCATCACGAATATTTGGCACAATAGGAATTTGGCTAAAATTAAAATTGCCAACATCTTGATCTTGCATAGGATCTGTCTCGCCGCCGTCAGCGTAATGACTGCGGGCAATCATCAGTGCGCGTCGGATGTCCCTGCTCATTTTATCCCCTTACCGCTATCGCCCAACAGCGGCTCCTCATTGGCCTCAAGGCGTTGAATCATGTCAGGTTTGACAATCTGGTTAAATGTCTGAATCTCTTGCGGGTTCTGCGACAACTCAAGCCCCATCTTCACCGCCTCCAACCGCTCGCGGCTCTCACGGTCGCGCATGCGGTTCATGGCGTCTAGCTCCGAGTCACGGCCACGCTGCGCAATCTCCGCCTGCTGCACCTGCAAGTCCATTACCTTAGTCGGATCAGCCTGACCGCCCGCCTGCAGCTGCTGCGCCTCAGCCATAATGCGCATGGTTTCGGCCTGCGTGCGTTTAACGTCAGCCGCCACCTGCTGCTGTTTAAGCTGCGAGTCGGTCGAGTCCTGCATGGCCTTTGCCGACGCGGCCGTGGCCGACGCCTGCGCTGTTTTGGCTCTTGACTCCGAATCTTGTTTTTTAATCGCCAACTCGGCGATTTCTTTCATAACCATTGGGTTCTTCATCATGTCTTCAGCGCCGCCCTGCTTAAAGAACTGATCTGGATTATTCCAGCCCATCGTCTGCAACGCCGCCGTGTCAATCGCCTTGCCGTCATACATGTCAGGAGACGCGGCCTGCAATTGCTTCAGGCCCGTGATCTTCATCACGCGCTGGCTGTGACTCGCAGTGTTGGGATCTGCCTGCGGTGTCAATTCATAATCTTCAATCGCTTTCAGGAACGTATCCTCATCCCACTTGTAAGCGGGTTTGCGATTGCGCTGCCAGAACGATTCGGGGTTCTCTTT